CACCATGCTCACCGGGCCGATGGGCGTCAACCCGCAAGACCTCCAGCTGGGGCGCCAGACGCTCCTCGGAGGCTGAGTGAGCCAGTACGTCGGCGACGGCCAGAGCTACGAGGACGCGCCCACGCGGGACAAGCTGTTCACCCGCTGGGGCCAGCTCAAGTCCGAGCGTGCGTCCTGGTACGCGCACTGGCAGGAGCTCACGTCCTACATCCTGCCGCGCAACGGCCGCTACTTCCGCCAGGACCGAGACAAGGGCTGGCGCCGCCACAACAACATCTACGACAACACCGGGACGCGTGCGCTCCGCACGCTCGGCGCCGGCATGATGTCGGGCGCCACGAGCCCGGCCCGCCAGTGGTTCCGGCTCGCCACGCCAGACCCTGAGTTGAACTCCTTCGACCCGGTCAAGCTGTGGCTCGATGACGTCACCAAGCGCATGCAGCGCGTGTTCCAGAAGTCGAACACCTACCGCTCGCTGCACATGATGTACGAGGAGCTCGGCACCTTCGGCACCGCAGCGTCCATCGTGCTCCCGGACTACGAGCAGGTCATCCACCACTACCCGCTCACCTGCGGCGAATACTGCATCTCGACCGACGCCAAGGGCCGAGTCTGCACGCTCTACCGCGAGTTCGACATGACGGTGTCGCAGATCGTCAAGGAGTTCGGCCTCGAGAACTGCTCCGTCACCGTGCGGAACATGTATTCGAACGGCACCCTCGACCAGTGGGTGCCCGTGATCCACGCCATCGAGCCGCGTGCAGACCGCGACATGGGCAAGCGCGACTCGCGCAACATGCCCTACGGGTCGTGGTACTTCGAGGTCGGCGGCGAGGACGGCAAGTTCCTGCGCGAGAGCGGGTTCATGCAGTTCCCGGCGCTCGTCCCCCGCTGGGCAGTGGTCGGCGGCGACATCTACGGCCACAGCCCCGGCATGGAGGCGCTCGGCGACGTCAAGCAGCTCCAGCACGAGCAGCTCCGCAAGGCGCAGGCCATCGACTACCAGACGAAGCCGCCCCTCCAGGTGCCGGCGTCGATGAAGAACCGCGACATCGAGATGCTCCCGGGCGGGATCTCCTACTACGACGGCGCGGCCAACAACGGGATCAAGACCGCGTTCGAGGTGAACCTCAACCTCCAGTACCTCCTGAACGACATCATGGACTGCCGCGAGCGCGTGCGGGGCGCGTTCTACGCGGACCTGTTCCTGATGCTCGCCAACGCCGGCCCGAACACGCGGATGACCGCAACCGAGGTCGCAGAGCGCCACGAGGAGAAGCTCATCATGCTCGGCCCCGTGCTCGAGCGCCTGCACAACGAGCTGCTCGCCCCGCTCGTCGACACGACCTTCACCCGCATGGTGCAGGCCGGGATCGTCCCGCCTGCGCCGCAGGAATTGCAGGGAATGGACCTGAACATCGAGTTCGTGTCCATGCTGGCGCAGGCGCAGCGCGCCATCGGAACGAACGCCGTCGACCGCTTCGTCGGGAACCTCGGCGCAATCGCACAGATGAAGCCCGACATCCTCGACAAGTTCGACCAGGACGAGTGGGCCGACGTGTATGCCGACATGCTCGGCATCGACCCGGCGCTCATCATCGCCGACAAGGATGTCGCGCTGGTCCGGCAGGCGCGGGCGCAGGCGATGGCCGCGAAGGAACAGGCGGCCGTCATGCAGCAGCAGTCGCAGACGGTCAAGAACATGGCGCAGTCGCCGACAGGCGGCGACAACGCCCTCACCGACATCACGAACATGTTCTCGGGGTATGGCTCCCCGAGCCCGGTGGAGGTCTGACGTGGGATTCCTGAAGCAGGGATTCCCGTGGATCTACGACAACGCATCGGGCGACATCGTTGGCGTCAAAGATCCTGACGGCAGCGAGACGTACTTCTCGAGGGCGCCGTACATCGGGTCGTTCTACGACGTCTCGAACCAGCCGGCGTCCGCCAACACCGAGACGCTGATGGAGTGCGACAGCGTCGACATCTCACGCGGCGTCGTGATGGTCGACAACACGAAGATCACCGCCGGACGCACGGCGACATACAACATCGCCTTCAGCGCCCAGTTCGTGAATTCAGGCAACGACGAGCGCGAGATCAGCATCTGGCTCGCCAAGCAGGGCGCCGCGCTCGCCAACTCCAACACGCTTGTCACCATCCCGAAGAAGCATGCCGGCGGCAATTCGTTCCTCGTCGCGGCGTGGAACTTCTTCGTGGACCTCGACCAGGGCCAGTACGCGCAGATCTACTGGTCGGTCAACGGGACCGGGGTGTCGATGGCCTACACCGGGACGCAGACCACGCCGACCCGCCCGGCCACGCCGTCCTTGATCATCACCGTGAACGAGGTCTATGGTCAGTACCCGTAAGCAACCAACGCGGGACTACATTCGCCGATGAGCACGAATTACGACCCCCTCGACCTGCGCGGGCAGGAGCGCGACCGAGCCGACAAGGAGCTCAGGGAGCGCCTGGACAGGCAGAACGAGGAGGCCGACGTGAAGTGGCTCATGTCGCAGAAGCGCGGCAGGCGCATGGCCTGGCGCATTCTCGACCACGCGGGTGTGTTCCGATCTACCTTCGCGGCCAACGCCATGCAGATGGCATTCGCGGAAGGGAACCGGAACGGCGGATTGAGGCTCCTCGGCCTCATCCACTCCGCGTGCCCCGAGCAGTACCACGTGATGATGAAGGAACACCAGGATGACGGAACCAACGATGATGGAAACAGCCGCGGCAATCACTGAAGCAGCTGCACCATCGACGGCCCCGGACAGCGTGGCGGCGACGGCCGACAAGCTCTACGGGAACACGCAGAAGGCTCCCGCGACCCAGGACCGGAAAGCCGCCGATGCGGCCCCTGCCGGAAAGGAACCTGCGCCGCCCGCCGCCGAGGAGGCCAAGGCACCCGCCGAGGCACCCAAGGCGCCGGAAGCCTACGAGTTCAAGGCGCCCGAGGGTCGAGTGTTCGACTCGGAGGTCATGGCCTCGTACTCGCAGGTGGCAAAGGAACTGAACCTGTCGCAGGAGTCCGCGCAGCGCCTTCTTGACGCAGTCGGCCCAAAGATGGCCGAGCGCCAGATGGCGATGATCGAGGCCACCCGCAACGGCTGGGCCGACAATTCCAAGTCCGACCGAGAGTTCGGCGGCGAGAAGCTGTCGGAGAACCTGGGCGTTGCAAAGAAGGCGCTCGATGCGTTCGGCACCACCGAACTCCGCACGCTGCTGAACGAAACCGGACTCGGAAACCACCCGGAGCTCATCCGGTTCATGTTCCGAGCCGGAAAGGCGATCAGCGAGGACCGCATGGTTTCCGGCTCGGCCACGCAGGCCAAGGCCGGACCGCGCAGCTTCGCCGACCTCGCCGAGGCTCTTTACTCAAACACCTAACCCAACAAGGGAACCACAGCAATGGCAACTCTCTCCACTTCCAACCTGACCCTCGCGGACTGGGCCAAGCGCACCGATCCCGAGGGCAACGTGCCCATCATCGCCGAGCTCCTGTCGCAGTCGAACGAGATCCTCGAGGACTGCGTCTTCAAGGAGGGCAACCTCCCGACCGGCGAGCGCGTCGTGATCCGCACCGGCCTGCCCCAGGTCTACTGGCGCGCCCTCAACCAGGGCATCCCGAACAGCAAGTCGACGACCGCCCAGGTCGACGAGGCCTGCGGCATCCTCGAGGCCCGCAGCGAGGTCGACAAGGACCTCGCCATGCTGAACGGCAACACCGCGCAGTTCCGGCTGTCTGAGGACACCGCCTTCCTCGAGGCGATGAACCAGACGATGGCGAGCACGATGTTCTACGGCAACCCGGCGACCGACCCGAAGCAGTTCCTCGGGCTGGCCCCGCGCTACTCGGCGCTCACGGGTTCCAACAACAGCGTGAACATCCTCAACGGCCTCGCCGGCGGCGGCTCGTACTCGGGCACCGCGAACACCTCGGTGTACCTGGTGGTCTGGGGCGACAACACCGTCTACTGCCCCTTCCCCAAGGGCTCGACGGCTGGCCTCATGCACGAGGATCTCGGCGAGCAGACCGTCTACAACTCGGACGGCACGCGGCTCCAGGCGTACTCCACGCGCTACCAGTGGAAGAACGGCCTGGTCGTGAAGGACTGGCGCTACGTCGTGCGCATCTGCAACATCAACACGACCGACCTGCTCGCGCAGTCGAACGGCCAGGCGACCACCTCGGCCAGCAACCTCATCCGCCTCATGGCGCGTGGCCTGTACCGCATCCCGAACATGGCGATGGGCCGTGCCGCGTTCTACATGAACCGGACCGTGCACAGCGGCCTGTCGATCATGGCGCTCGACAAGAGCCAGGCGGTTGTCAAGGTGAACGAGGGCCTGTCGCAGTTCGGCACGCCGTACAGCTGGCTGTCGTTCCTCGGCGTCCCCTGCCGTCGCGT